GTGTATGTTTGAAACCAATCGTTCCTAGACTCTAGGTCATCTTCGTAGGAACCCACTAATTCTGTAGAAATTGTGTTTAATTCTCGGTCATCTAAAGTTTCTGCTAAGTTTTCTCCAAACTTAGAAACCTCTTCATTAGAAAAATCACTGCCGAGAATAATTGAACCATCGGGTTGAAGAAAAAGCTCAGTTTCTTCCTCCGGTTGTTGTATAATTTCTAGTTCAATTGCTTCTTGGGAATTAGGAACTGCAGAAATTAGTTGTCTTTCAATAGCCATATCGCCAAATCATAGTCTGATTTTCATTAATAATAAACTCTCTGGCCTCCATAATGCCTTTCCTCTTCAAAATAGTCACTGGTTAGTTGTAAAAAACCACCTTCCCTAAACCGGGCTAAGGCTAAAGTTGTAGCATCAACAAGATCATCGTTCTCGCCTCCTGGAAAATCTGAAACTTCTTCCATTAATTCCTCACCGAAACGATTATCAGGAACCCAAACTCGTCCATCCTGAAAAATAGGAGACACAGAATTTAACCTAGCAATCTTATCTTGACCTTTTCCCGGAGAAAAAGTGTTAACAGGAATACCTACTCTGCGTAATTCTTGTACTAAAGGAAGCCCACTAGCTTTAGCCTCAACAATTACAGTATCCGGGTTCCAATACTCATACAAACGTAAAGCTTCATGCTTTAATTCAGGGAAATCGAAACGCTCTTTTATACAATCTATCAAAATTAGATGCGCATCATCCCCTTGGTATAAGTCTTCCCCAATTTTCCCTTCGGGATAAAAAACTCCCCACGTTGTTACCGCAGTAAAGTCAGCCCTTTCTGACTTTAAAAAAGCCGTATCATAAGATTGGATAATGTAATCACATTTAGGCGGTTTGTTTTCCTCCCAAATCTTAAACCAATCTTTAGGGATAATTGAAATACCCTCACCTGTCGGCCTTTGCATATACTGCGCAGCCCATTTAGAAGGACTAACTGAAGCTTTAATACTTTCAAGTTCTTCTAACTTCCAATATTCTTTCCAAAGCGGATTCCCTGAAGGTAGAACTGCAGGAAATTCTATAATTTTCCATTGATCTGCCCCTTCATCCTGAGCCATTTTTCTAGTTAACCGACCCGTGAGATCTTTTTTATTCCACCGCGTCATCACAATAACGATTGCGCCTCCGGGCTGTAATCTTTGTCGCGGTCCAGCCATGAACCATTCATACGCTTCGTCCATCGCTTTATCTGACATCGCATCCTGCTCTGAATGAGGATCGTCAATAATGAACAAATCCGCACCCCTACCCGCTAATGCACCTCCAATACCCGCTGCGTAATATTCCCCACCTTTATTAGTTAACCACTTACCCGCAGAACGACTATCCGCTTTTAGCTCAGTTTCAGGGAATAAGGTTTTATATTCCTCACCATCAATTAAATCTCTGACTTTTCTACCAAAATTAATAGCAAGATCCGCTGTATGGGTGGCTTCTATAATTTTTAGTTTAGGATTTTTACCTAATAAATACGCAGGAAACAAATGAGAAGCAAACTCAGACTTTGTATGTCTGGGAGGCATATTAATAATTAAACGTTTTAATTTACCACTAGCAATATCATCGAAAGCTTTGGCCATTTTTACATGGTGATCGCCATTAATAAACTCTGCCCAGATAGACTGAACAAAGTTCATGAAGGTACTAGTGGATTTTTCCTGAAACTCTCGTTTTTCCAGTTCTTCTAAAAGAACCGTAAATTCTTTCGCCTCAGCTTTAGTTAAATAAGAAACATCAATATTCTTTAAAGCTCTGAGCTTATCCGCATTACTAGTCATCTAGTCATCTAACCCCCATCGCCATCTATATTGCTGTAACAGCTCATTAATGTCGTCATCCGAACCCAACTGGAACATATCGTCAACATCCTTAGCTGAAAAATCTAGAATTTCAGGATCCCTTAAAATATCAATGAGTTCATCAGAGTAGCCAGTCCCCTCCGGATTATATGTTTGTATGCCTAGATCTTCGATAGTATCAGGCCAGGTAATGCCTCGTTTGACGTTAAGCGCCTGTATTTCATCATCTATCCTTTTTCTACTAGGCCGGTCTTTATACATTTCTAGATTCTGTAATTTAGTTAACAGATCTTCTTTAGGAGGAGTCGGAGTTCCAAGTGCTTCGTTTGCTTTAACAATATCACCTAAAAGAGCGTCTTGAAACCTTCCTTCCGGAGGAGTTACTGGTGCTTCATCAACCATTTCTTTCGCTATTTCATCAAACGCTTCATCAGGAGCATTATTAATTAATCTACTTTGTTCCTTTTGGTATCTTCTTATCTGTTCTTGATGATTTTCAATAGCGTTCATAGCGGGAATAGGTTCAGAAGACATATTATTAATTTCTCGGTTAAGGTTAAATCTTGCCTTTTTTATTTTTTTAGCCAGCTTTTGATAGGCTGTTGCAAAACTAGATCCTGGAATAAAAGGGGTCAGGCTTGCAGCCATCATAATACCCCCACCTAATCGATCCCCCTCACTGAACATATGCATTCCTTCGGCAACCCCTGTGGCATCGCCTACTCCTGGAAGCATTTCAGCTAGAAAACTAAAGTCTTCACCTAACTGCTGTGCACGATAAGGATCAGATACCAGTCCTGTATTACTTAGAAAACTAGCAATCCCCTGCCGCTGTTGCTCCATCGGTGAAGGGGTGTACGCTTCTATGCGCTGTTCTTCTAACGGTACTTGTACAGCTTGGGCCATTTTATTTCTCTCTTCGTGCTATCTATTAGCTGGTTTATTATAACCTACAGGCTCACGAGGATAACCTACGTTAGCTCTCCCTTGTCGATACCGAAAACGGGCTTGATCTTCCAAGTTAGCTAAATCACGCTCACGTGCCTTAGCTAAATTTTCCGGAGAATACGTCTCATCTAAACGATCAACTTCTTCTTGTACTTCTTCCATTCGACTACGAAAACCTACCCCGGTAAGCCCACGCGCTCTACGAATCAGCATTTCTTCTATCGAGGATTTTCTATCTAACGCCTGTTGCTCTAACGCACTCGCTTCAAGGTCAAGTAACTTATCCTTATTTAACTGAAGTAAATTCGATAATTCATCATGCGCCTTCCAATAAGTCTCATAATTTCCTTGACGAGTGTTGTAATCCTCGGGATTGTTTGTTACGCTTCGCCAATGACGAACAGCTTTTACCCAGTTTTCAGTACTATCCGCTCTCCATGCGTCAAAAAGTAAGTTAAATTTCTCGTTAGACCCGGCTGTATTGGAGTCGGGCAAAGTATCTCGTATCGCGTATCGTGTTTCTTTCGGTTCCCATCTACCCGTAGAATCACCACGATGCCCAAATTCATGGGCTTGGAGGTAAGGGTTAGCATCAAGAATACTAGGTGCATAAACCATATCAGACTGTGGTTCTTCTCCCTGCCCCCTTACATAGTCCCTAAATTGGGCATATGCTGGTTGGTCTTCTGGTGTCCCTTCTGTAGAATATCCAGGGGTCATATACCACCCCTGATAATTTATGGGAGGCCCATACATTTGTGTATATCGTGAAGGGTCCACCGCCCCCCCACGATATGGCCCCATAGAATCGCGAACCTCTCGGGTAAACTCATCATCTGCCATTTCGCCCGACGCTAACCGCGCTCTGCGAAAATCATTTAAATCCTCGTACCCCATGGCACGTGCCTCTGCACTACTTATCTCTACCGGTGGCATCCCCGCCTCGGATACCCGCTCACGTAACATCTTAGCTTCAGGCCGTTTCTCCCTGATGAAATCAGCTACAGCAGTAAAAAGATTACTCATAAGTAAAGTGGTAAGACTTTAGAGTGGTATTCCTGGTTCGCGAACAACTTACTCCTCCTCGGAATTCGATTGATCCTGCTCACGGTAATACTGAATAATATTCAAAGTCTGTCGTATATACCGCCGTATATCCGCTAAATTATTAGTGAGATTCTCGTACGCCTGTGCCGTTAATCCATAATATGCTACAGCAGGCGCGTTCCCCTCATCATAATCCTCTATATATTGCCTCATTACGCTCGGATTTAAAACAATCCACTCAATCTCCGCTGGCGAAACCCCCTCCGGTAACGGGGGATGATACATAGGTGCAGGCTCCGTGATAGTGACTATCTCCACCGGGGCTACTTCCGGTACAGCCGGAGGACTACTGAACATATTTCCTAAAGTAGAACAACCACTAAGAAAAACACTACTCAACAACAGGAACTTCATCAAACTGCCTCGGGTTAGTTAAATCAATAAACTGCTGATGAACTCTTACCGTTCCACGGTTCACTACCCCCTCCATCAACCCCGGTCGTGCAATAGCTAAATTGTTCAAATCATGCCTAGCAAAAGTGTTTCTTAACTCCGTAACCTCCTCCCGTGCAGAATCATTAGCCTCAGATAACTCCGCTATCCGTGCCTGATTCTGACGCTGAGCCTCAAGTTGCTCCTGTAACTGACTATTTTGATTGGCTATAGTACTCTCGAGTACCGCTTGGTTGTTGACGGAAGTCTGTAACTCAACCTGAAGCTGTGCGATCCGGGACTTCTGAACGTTGATATAAGCGTATGAACCACCAGCCGTAGCTAATAAAAGAATGCCCATAACAATGCTTAGCTGAAGCCCCATTCCAAAAGTATATTCGAAAAAATATTTTTCGCAAAATTTTTTTGTACAGGGACTTATTTGTAAAGTACATGCAACTGCGGGCCTAAGTCCAAGGG